CGCCAACGCCCTCTGCTTTGCCTACGGCGTGCACCCCAACCTCGTGGGAGCCACGCCCGGCAAGAGCCAGATGAACAACTCAGGCTCTGATAAGCGTGAGCTCTTCACCCTCAAACAAGCTTTGGAGAAACCTTATCACGACGTGATGACCAAGCCTTACCACGTCATCCTGCATTTCAACGGTTGGTCAGAGCGGTGTACCGTTGATGTGCCGATGCTCATGCTCACCACCCTCGACGAAAACAAGGATGCCAAGAAAGTAAGTGGAAACTCAAACTCAAACGACAATGGAGATAACAATAACCAAGAGTGATTTCGAACAGGCGCTGCCCGTGGGCGCAGCTGCCAATGACAGCGTGTATGAGAGCGTGAAGCCCGCCATCGCCCGTCAGTTGTCTTTCAGTAACGATGCCCTGCTCGGTGTGGCCGGCATGCAGCGCATGGAAGAGCTTGGCGAGGGTTCGACACTCGTCAACTGGTACAAGCAGCTCGTGTGCCTGTCGGCTTTCCTCAGTGTGCTGCGACAGCTCGACCTCGTGCTCACCCCTACCGGCTTCGGCGTGGTGAGCAACGACAACCTTGCTCCGGCGAGCAAGCAGCGCGTCGATGCCCTGGAGGGACAGCTGCGCACGCAGTACTGGAAGACACTGGCCATGACACTCAACGGGCTGCGGAGCGAGAACTGGGGAGCCACGGATCAGGCCCGCCACTTCATCGACCATGTCTATGATGAATACACCTATTTCTTCGAGACCCACCGCAACGGCACCTATATCGACTGGAACAGCTACCAGAATACCGTCGAGGAAGCCGAGGAGATGCTGCGCACGAAGATGGGCGACCGGCAGATGGACGACATCCTCGATGCCTTCCGCCGGTCAGACCCCAACAGGCTGGAGCTCTACCGCGAGGTCATCGCCTGCATCATCCGGTTTACCGACACCTGGGCGGTGAAAGGCGTGGCCACGCTCAAACAGCCAGTGTATCGCCGCCTGATGCGCATCATCGACAGCGAGGAGGGCAAAGAAACTTTCAAACTCTACCGCGAGAGCATCGCCTATAAAGCCAACCATCATGAAACGTTCAAGAATACTAAAGACAGCGCAGGCTACGTCTTCAACGGATGAGAAGAGCCGCACGGTGAACATCAGCTTCACCGCTCCCACGTCGTGGCGGGAACTGAGCCAGGAGCAGCTGCTGACCGTCTTCGATCTCATGGCCATCGAGCAGGAGCCGACGGCGGTGAAGACCTACATGCTCATCTACTTCTGCGGCTTGCATGTCATCCGACACACCCGCTTCGGCTGGAAGTTCTGGACGATGGTTGACGGCAGGAAGCGCGTCGTATACCTCACCACCTCGGAGATACAGGGATTCACCCGGCAATTTGACTTCATCGACCAAGTGGAGGACATGGACTGTAGGTTGGATGCAGTCTGTGGCCTCCATGCGGCCGATGCCCTGCTGCAGCAAGGGGTAAACTTCAACGAGTACCTTCACGCAGAGAAATACTATCAGATCTTCGTGGAGACACAGAACATGGAATATATCGACAACCTTGCCCAGTGGCTCTACCACGACAGCCACGGCCGTGCGGCAGGCTACGGCGACGCCGTGGACGACCATGGCAAGCTGGTGGAGGACGTGACCCTCACCCCCGGCGAGCGCGTTGGCACGCTGCTGTGGTTCTTGCATGTGAAGCAAGTCATGGCCCGCTCCTTTCCACACTTCTTCAAGAAGGCCGTAGTGGAAGACGGCGAGCCGGACACTGTGAACTTCATAGAACTCTACAACATCCAGCTGCGCGCCCTGACAGGGGGCGACGTGACCAAGGAGGACACCGTGCTCCGCCTCGACTGCTGGCGCGCCCTCACCGAGCTTGATGCCAAGGCCAGAGAGGCCGAGGAGCTGGAAAAAATGCGTAGTAAGAATTAATTGCAGTTTTTATTGCAGATACTGCAATGAAAATTTGTATAATCCAAAAAATCTTGTTATATTTGCCGTAGAAATAAAGAGATACGCTATGATTATTGAAATATTCATCATATACGTCCTGGTTGTTTTGGCGACCGTTGTCTTCAAGGCAATTGACAAGATTGGGCAGAGCCTTCCAAATGGCACCAGTTTTGAAGATGTCAAGGAACAGTATAGGAAAAATAGGGAAGAAATTAAGGAACTCAAGGCAAAAATAAAAGCCGCGGGTCTTGACACCATTTTCTCACAAAAAGGCAAATAACGTATTTTCCCCATAAAATTTTTAATGCTACTTTTGGAGTGAAATCTAAAAGTAGCATTTTTTATGGCAGATAAAACATCAACTTTTACCACTAGAATCTTTCTCAACGACCAACAAGCTAAAAGTAAGCTGGAAAGTCTGGAGAAGGATATAAAGAGACTGCGGAACGAGCAGGAGGCTGCGGCTAAGGCTGGAGACTGGACAAAGTTTGCTCAGGTGAAGAAAGAGCTGAAGCAGGCAAATAAAGAAATGGATGCTATGACGGTATCAGCACAGAAGGTATCTCATGTCCTCGAAAATTTTAAGACCTCCTCGATAAAAGAAATCCGTCAGACAATGGGCGCCATCAACCGGGAACTAAAGAGTGGTGCTGTAGCCAGAAATTCTCAAGAGTGGAAGTTCCTGAATGATCAGCTCAAGCGGTGCAAACAAGAGCTTCAGAGCATCAATCAGGAATCGAAAACTACCAAAAGTGCGTGGACGAGATTTTTTACTTTCCTCAATACCAACTGGGGAGCATTCACGCAGATTATCGGAGCCATCACTGGACTAAGCATGACGATTCGAAAATCAGTAAAAGATTTTGCGGATATGGATCAAGCGATGGTAAATGTCCAGAAATACACAAACCAGACCAAAGAGCAGGTCGAGGAGATGAACGAGGACTTCAAAAACATGAAAACTCGTACGCCACGGGAAGAGCTGAACGCTCTTGCCGGCGCAGCAGGGCGGTTGGGTATCACTGCCAAAAACAGCATAGAGGAGTTCGTTGATGCAGCCGACAAAATCAATGTATCTCTTGGCGACGACCTTGGCGAGGGAGCCGTGGATAAGATAGGCAAGCTTGCTCAGGTCTTTGGCGAGGACAAAACAAAAGGTCTCCGTGGTGCCATGTTGGCTACAGGTTCTGCTGTCAACGAACTTGCGCAATCGTCTTCTGCCAATGCTGGATATATCGTAGACTTTACCGCCGACCTTGCCGGAGTGGGCAGACAGGCAGGTATGTCTCAGCAGGAGATTATGGGCTTAGCCTCGGCTCTTGACCAGAACATGCAGGAAGAGAAGACCGCTGCCACGGTATTCTCACAGCTCATCACTAAGATGTATCAGGACCCGGCTAAGTTCGCAGCTATTGCCGGCATCAAGGTGAAGGAGTTTTCTAAACTTCTGAAAGAGGATGCCAACAAAGCACTGTTGGAATTCATGCAGAGTATGCAAAACAAGGGCGGGTTCGCTGAGCTCGCTCCAATGTTTGAGAGCATGAATCTTGATGGTACACGCGCTGTCGGAGTCTTATCCGCCGTCGCCACCCATCTGGACCAAGTTAGAAAAGCACAGGATGTCGCCAACACTGCTTATGCAAGCGGCACAAGCGTACTGCAGGAGTTCAATACACAGAACTCTTCCGTTCAGGCGAAAATGGACATGGCAAAGAAACAGTTCAAAGAAGTCAGCATCGCCTTGGGTAAGGAGCTGCTGCCTGTTGTCCAATATACCATTTCTGCAAGCGGCTTGATAGTGAAGGGTTTGTATACAATTATCAGCTATACCAAGCAGCATATCGGCACACTTATAACGTTGGCCAGCACAATAGCCATCGTTACTGCAGTGTATAGTGCCGCTTATATCAAGGAAAAAGCGCACGCTGCGTTGATGGTTATTGTCAACGGGCTTCATAAAGCCGAGACCTTTTTGTTGAAGGCAAAAGTGACGGCAATCACAGCAGCTAAATTGGCCTATTATCTTCTTACTGGCCAGATAAAGAAGGCTAAGGAAGCAATGTTGGCAATGCGAGCTGCTTCTATAACTAATCCTTATGCAGCACTCACGGCGGTAGTCTTAGCCTTAGGGGTTGCCATCTACAAGATAATATCGGCCATCAAAGCTCATAACAAGGCCATGCATGACAATTTGTTATCTGTTCGCCAAGCTCGTGCCGCTGCACAGGACTTAAACGAAGCCATCAAGGAGAGGAACCAGTCAACTGCTGAAGAAAGAACGCGATTGGAAAGATTGACAAACATCATTAACTCCAACGTCTACTCATACAATGAGAAGAAAAATGCCATGATAGCCTTGGAGAAGATTGTCCCAGGGTATCACCGCAACTTGCGCAATGAGGCTTCGCTAACTGCTTCCAACAATCGGGCTCTCAAAGAATATGTAGAGCGGTTGAATGACGCAGCCATGGCACAAGCCCTATATAACCGAATGGTGGCTCTTCAGGGGAAACAATTCGACCTGCAAGAGGAAATCAAACGGCATGAAAACTCGAGGAAAGCGGTGCAGGCTGAAATCAATCGCCATCCGGACAAATATAATGCTACGACCAATCAAGTCTATACAACAGGTTACGGATCTGCGATGATTGGACCGTCCATTCCAACCGAAGAAAACTATCAAAAGCATAAAGAGCTTCAGCAATGGGTAGATTTGACTAAGAAGGCCAGCGACAACCTGAAAGTTGTACAATACCAAATCAAGTCTATCAATGATTATATGAAGGCGAACAAAGGTGTCAGCAACGCATATAACAAGTTGGTGGAGAATGGTACTGGTAGCGGCGGTTCTGCTCCCGAATGGTCTCCATCAACTTCGAGCTCTAACAAACCGTATGTTGACCCTAAAAAGGCAGCTAAAGCTGCTAAAGCTGCAGAAACTGCCAGAAAGAAAGCCGAAGCAGCTGCCAAGAAGCATGAAAATGAAATGAAGGCGGCAACACGCAAGGCTTATCAAGAGGAGATTAAAGCGGCCAAAGGTAAGACCGATGAAGAGCAAGCTCAGAACATAATGGCCTACTCGCAGGGTAAAAAGAAATACTCTGAATATCTCAACGACCAGCATGACATTGCCATCAAGGGGTATAAATCTTTGGAGGCCATCTACAAGAAATACGGTACCGACTATGGTCAGTGGCAAGATGAGATTGCTAAGGAAGAACAGAAAAAACAAGAAGACCATCAAAAGGCCTTGCTTTCTGATGTAGAACTGAATCGTCAACGGGAAGCGTTCGCTGCCAACGAGGATTATAATAAACCTGACTCGGAAATCTATCATAATGAAGAGGCCTTGAACGAAAGACTTTTCGAGATTGACATGGCAGCACTTGCGGACAGAACAGCCGTATTGCAGGAAGGCTCGCAGGAATGGCTTGACGCAAAGGCAGAAATGACCCAGAAAGAAGAGGAACACGAACTTTACTTGCAGCAACACTACGCCGAACTGCTATCGCAATACCGCGAACAGTGGGGAAGCAAGGATGTCAAGGACCAGGAGCTGATCACACTCAACGGACTGGACGCACTGCATGAAAAAGGCATCGTCAAGGAGCAGGAGTATCAGGAGATGCTCCACAATATCAAGCAGCACTACGCTCTGGAAGAAAGTCAGAACAACCTGAACAATTCCAAGGGTGAGCAGTTCAAGCGCAACGCTGATGAAGCATATCAGACTGCTTCTAACAATGCGAAAGCGGACTACCAGAATGATCATCCTACAGGAATGGGTGTGAAAGACTACTATACGTCAGACGTAACCATCTATGCCTCGACGCTGGCCAATATCAAGAAGATGGAGCAGGACGGTGTGGTCTCCCATCAAGAGGCTATGGCCGCCATGTCGCAGGCTACCGCGGATATGTGCCAGGGTATGGCAGCAAAAATGCAGGCTGCCTACGATGCCATATCGCCCATCATGTCGGCTATGTCGTCGTACTACTCGGCACAGTCTGACTACGAGGTAAGCGTCACGGAGAAGAAGTATGACAAGATGATCGAGAAGGCAGGCAACAATACGGCCAAGAGCAAGAAACTCGAAGAAAAGAAACAGAAGGAGGTTGCCAAGATCAAGACGAAATATGCCAAGAAGCAGATGAAAATGGAGATTGCCCAGGCTATCGCGCAGACGGCCATGAGTGCCATCGCTGCCTACGGCTCTGCTATGAGTGGCGTGCCATATCCTGCCAACCTTGTTCTTGCTCCCATCGCCGCAGGTATCGCCCTTGCTGCCGGTGCGATACAGATTGCCACCATCAAGAAGCAACAGCAGGCGCAGGAAGCGGGTTACTACGAGGGAGGCTTCACGGGCGGCAACCGTTACCGGCACGAAGCTGGAGTAGTGCACGAGGGTGAGTTCGTGGCCAACCACAATGCCGTCAACAACCCGCAGCTGCTGCCTGCCCTCCGCCTTATCGACGTGGCACAGCGCAACAACACAGTCGGCAGGCTCACTGCAACAGACGTGAGCCGCGCCATGGGCGTAGGCGGTGCCACGGTGGTGTCTGCGCCTACAGTCAACGTACAGACAGACAACAGCGAGC